TTACGCTAAAAGCCCTCCTGGTCGTTTTTGTTTTGCAATTTCCATCTCAATTGCAGAACCGAGCATCCTGCCTAATTGAGCCATTTGCTTACCATCGCCTTCGACTTTAGTACCTTTCGCATCAACTGACACATTTACAGTAGTAACACCACCACCACTACCAGAAGATTCAACACCAAGCCTTCCTCCCTTACCACGCTTCAAAGGCATTATGGCTTCTGGCCCAGCTTCTCCCATCAGGCCAACTCCCTTGGCAAATGGGAAGTAGGTAGGAGCATCAACTATGCCGCCCTTCTTAAATTGCCTGATTCCATTTGAATAAACACCTCCTTTTGCTTCTGTTACTTTCGGCCCAGGGAATAAAGTTCCAACAATAGGAGCAATAATGGCTTGTCTAATAGCAATCCTTGTTATATCTGCAATAACAGAACGAGCAAATTCTTTAAATTTAAACTTACCTGTCATTACAAAATCAGTTAAAGCATCTTCCATTTTCTTAAACGTGCCTACATAGAAATTCTGAATCATTTCTCCAGTTTTCATTAATTCATCCCTATATTTTTGAAGAGGAGATCCTGTATCTCCAGTTCCAGTAATAGGGTCAAATTCGTTTTTCTTTGCTAATCTTGCCTTTGCCATATCATCAATATATTCTTTAAGAACTTTATTTCTTCTTTCTAAGAAATTAATTTCATTCGTTATCTCATTTACAGCTAATTCACCACCCATTTGATAAGCAAGACCAATCAGTTCCTTTTTCTTCTCTATCTCCATTATATTTTTATACCATTCTCTACCAGCCTCTTCTTCGGTCATTCCGAATAAAGACTCCTTCATCGCAGCAGCAGTCGTTTTCCACCTTCTTTGTAATCTGCCTAGCATTACTACAACACCTGCTATTGCAGCAGTGATGGCAACATAAGGATTTATTGCTGCCGAAATATTAAATTGCGTTTGAGCAACAGTAGCAGCTCTTAAACTGGCAATCAAAGTTCCAAACCAAGTAACTAAAGCCTGAAGCTTTAACCCAGCAAAAGCAGCTCCAGTAACAAATACTACCTCTGTTAATATTTGGAAATTATGAGCCAACAATTTCACAGCAGGTAAAAGTGATTCGCCAATCTCAGCAACACTTGTAAAAAGACTTTTCATAATAGGTATTGCTTGTTCTAATAAAACCTCAAATGTCTCCTGATATTGCGCTCCAACTCCCTTTAAAACCTTACCAACATCTAACCTGAATTTATTCCAAGCAATAGTGGCTCTAGCCCCAGCCTCATCAGAAGATTCAGCAATTGTCTTAGCAAGTTCATGGTATTCTTCCCCTAAACTTTCTACGAATTTCTCAAGCATATCCAAGCCAACAGCTCCTTTCTTCAAACCTTCTTGTAATGCTTGAGTCGAGATATTATTAGCATCAGCAAATTTGGTTACGGCTGCTGGAAATCTCTCACCTAGCTGCCCAGAAAGCTCTTCAGCACTAACTTTTCCTTTTGAATAGATTTGAACCATCGCTGTTATGGCAGCCTTAACATCTTCTGCGCTACCAGCCGTACCTTTGATTGCCGCAGTAGTATTTAAAAACGCTTCTGTAGCATTATGAATGTTTCCACCAGCACCTAAGACAGCAGCACTCATACGAGTAATACCTCGTATAGCTACTTCTTGAGGGACGTTATATTCTTTTATCGCCTTTTGAGCCGCAGCCATCGCAAAATTATAATTTTCTTGCGTTCCTGTTATCCCTTCAAGAGCAGTCTGAGCTTTCGCAATATCAGAAGCATAAGTAGTAGACCCACCAACAAATTCAGTAAGGGGGCGAGCTACTTGACTAGCAACAAGACCACCAGTAATAGCACCACCAGCCATGTCACCACCTGGCCTTAAAGCTTCTATTCCAGCCCCTATTCCAGCCCCTAAGAATCCCGCAGGCCCACCAACAAATCCAGCACCTAAGATTGATTGTCCTGTTCTTCTTAAATTTTCACCACTAAATTTATTACCACTAAGTTTCATCAAAGCAGCATCTGTTTTTCTTATCTCATTTGTCAGTCTCGCAAAAGTTTTACTTGTAGGATCTAAATTGCCTCTTAACTCTTCTAACCTATTTCTTTGTTTCGTTAATGAATTAATACTACCCTTACTCGCTTTTGTATTTTCTAAAAGTTCATCAGTCAATTCCTGAACGGATTTTGCAACTTTTTTTATCTCTGGAGCTTTAAATGAGCCAAAACCAGTTGCAGTACTTGGCCCTGGTAATCCAATAAAAGTTCCATCAGCAGTTTGGCTTAAGCCTCTGGCTGCGATGCTCCCTCTTGGCCCCTTTAAGCTAGTTTTGCCTGATATTGCTTGTTCAGTCCTGTTTATTAAATCTGCTTCTTCTTGACGAACTTTTTTTAAAGCTTTGGTGACAGAAATATGATCTTTTGTCCCTAGTTCTAAATCTTCTAACACATCCTCCATTGAGGAAATTTGATTTCTAAATCCTCTAGCAGACTTAACAAAAGTCTCAGGGAATAAACTATCTTTCCTTTCACCTTTTTGAATACTGACATCTCCTCCAGGGAACATGCCAAAAGGAGGTACTAAAGGTTCTTGTCTTGCGTTCCGATAATTCTTTAAATTTAATAACGCAGATAATTCCTTCGCAATCATGGGAAGTTCCATGAAAGCCTGTCGATCTGGCCCCATCTGAAATGGCCCTTGTATTGGCAATCCTTCTACAGACGGTCTTCCAGTAGCCGTATATGGGTTGTAGCCAACAGCCGAAGTACCAATCGAATAAGGCCCAGAAGAGGCCATTATTCCTCCAGACTGGCCTATCCTTCTTCGTACTTCACTGGTACGAGTTTTTGCAGTCGTCTCACCTAATGCTTGATTATAGGTACGAGTTTTATCAATTAAAACTTTTAAAATTTTTGAATAATCTTCACTATTGACACTTAACCCACTCAACTTCTCATTCAAATGAGAAATCTGCTCTGTATATTTACCTTCAGTTATCGTTCTAGGAAGATTTAATAACTGAGCAATACTTTTTGGAGTACCAGCTAAACGACCATCATCAGCTCTTCTATAGCCAACTCTTTCAGGCAGACCAGCACTTCTGGCAGCAGCAGCTTGAGCTGTCTTTTCTATATTATTTAACGTCAGTAATTGCGTGTTTAAATTTGTAACATCTGCCGTTAATTTGTTATAAGCTTTACTTCCAATCGTTGCAGATTGTTTTAGCTTATTTAAAGCAAATACTTGCCCCCTAATAGAATCAGTACTACGTCTATTGCTATCAGCAAAATTATTTATTTCTTTTCTTAACTTTAAAATTTGGTTATCAGTTTTACCTGCAAATGTCGCAATCTGCTTTAGTCCTTTAGTTATTTGATCTAAATCTTCAAAACCTTTTTTCTTGAACTTTACGACAAGTTCTTGGACAGTTGGAGCAGCCATTTATTTAGACTCCTTATTCAATTCTTTCAACGCAGCTACTTCCATAAGTTGAAGTCCTTCTAACACTTCAAAACGATCTTTTATATTGTAGAGGTCAAACAGTCCTCCAGCCATTAATAATACCTCGTATTTCAGACCAACATAACCAGACATAGAAACTTGCCATTGTGTCTGCATCTTTATAAAGACTAACACCGTTTCCCAATTACAGTCCCATACCTCAAATTCATCCTTCTGCTCTGGGCCTTTAGGAATCTCAATACCAAACGCTTTTGCGTCTTCCTGAGTCATGTCCACTACTTCTTTGCCGCCAGAAGCCCAGTAAATAGCGGCCTCTGTTAGTTTCCCTCCTTACCTGCTGAATAAAACTTTTGAAAACCTTCTATAACACCTTGAACGAAGTCAACATCCTCCGAAAACTCTTTTAAATTTGCTTTGGTGAAGGGGACATCAGTTCCATCCTCTTCTGTTATCTCACTCCATCCTAAAATAATCTTTTCCAAAGCTTTTTCTTCACCGATCTTATCGAAATCGTTTAATTCTTTTCTCGATAATCTTTTGAATTGAACAGTAAATTTATCGGTATCAAATTCCCCAGGATTTGTTTCAGAAGGACGTTTGATTTCAACAGGCCAAGGATAGGCTTTTGACTTTCTACGGATAAATGCCATAAAAAATAATGATATTCCCAACCACCATAGCCCAAAAAAAGGGGGGTATAAACCCCCCAGTACTACAAAGTGAAGATTTAACTATTCAAAGATGATTGAAAGCTCATCATTACCACTTGTAGAAGGAATCATTGTGTAAGGGCAAT